GAAGGGTCCGTTCCCTCTCTTTACTCAGGCTTATCTTGAATCTGATTTTGCTAAGTCTCTTCCTGCTGATATCCGTAATCTCATTAGCGATTATGGTATTCGTAACAGTCATCTGCTTTCTGTTGCTCCAACAGGAACTATCAGTCTGTCAGCCGACAACGTATCCTCTGGAATCGAGCCTGTCTTCTCACATTACTACGACAGAACTATCCAAACCTTCGATGGACCCAAGGTTGAACGAGTAGAAGACTACGGCTACCGTGTGTTTGGTGTTAGAGGTAAGACTGCAGACGAACTGTCAGTGTTTGATCATGTCAAGGTTCTGAATGTCGCATCTCGTTTTGTTGACTCAGCATGTTCAAAGACATGTAACGTTGGTGAAGATGTAACATGGGAAGAGTTCAAGAAAGTTTACATGGATGCCTACGATGGTGGCTCTTCAGGTTGCACAACATTCAGAGCAGCAGGTAAGCGTTACGGAATCCTAAATGCTTCCACCTCTGAGGAAGTAGCAGAGGAGCCTGTGGTTGAGGAAACGCAAGACTACGTAGAAGAAGGTGGTGCTTGCTACTTTGATCCTGCTACTGGCCTACGTCAGTGTGAGTAGGAACCGTAGAAAGAAACTGGGTAATGTCCCTTCACCCTGCATAAAGGTCTGTCGTATAGAAGATGGTCTTTGTGTGGGGTGTAAAAGAACACTTGACGAAATACGTGATTGGATGATACTGTCCGATTACGAGCAGCGTAAGCTTATTTATGAACTAAAATGGAGACAACTTAATGGCTAAGGTTCAGATTGTAGGGGCTTCTGTTGGTAATATTCAACCTTTAAAGAAGAAAACATCACAATCAAAAAGATTAAGCTCAATGAAACTAGGTTCAATGAACAAGCATAAGCGCAGAGCAACCAAACCATATAGGGGTCAAGGCAAATGAAAGTTCACACACGTAAGTTCCGAAAGAATGTATACGATCAGGTTGATGGTCCTTCCAAGGAAGCACTAATAAAAATATTAGAAGCTGATGGTCACCAGATAGTTTCATCTGAAGAAGATTATTATGCTGATATTGTTTCTGTTAAGGATGGCATCACTTATTATAATGAAGCAGAGCAGAAGTCTTCATGGAAATCTGACTGGCCTTCCTCTTGGGCAGAGGTAAGAGTACCAGGTAGAAAAAGAAGACTAGTACAAAAGTATAGTGATCAACTAGAAAACCTATACTTTTACGTCTTTAATAATACTTATGATAAGGCTTGGAAAATTAAGGGTACACAAATGAAGGATGAAACTATCCGTCAAGCATACGGAAGAAACATTCCTGATGGTGAGACCTTCTACCACATTCCTTATCCTGAAGCGGAGTTAGTTACGTTATGACATACTGCTGCAAGTGTGACAATTTACTAGATGACAATGGCGTATGTGCTGAGTGTGAAGATTTCTTTGACGCAGTTCAAAAACCTAAACACTACGGTCAAGGTGAGATTGAATGTATTGACTACATCAAAGACTTCCTCACCAGAGAGGAGTTCATTGGATATCTTCGAGGCAACATAGCAAAGTACATGCACAGATGGCGTTACAAGAACGGTGTGCAAGACTTGGAGAAAGCACAATGGTATCTAAAAAAGCTGATAGAAGTAGCGTAAATAAAAAGAAAACCCTTGAGCAAGAAGCCCAAGAGTTTGTCAAGAAAGAGATTCCTGTAGTTGATATTCCAACTAGGGATTACTTTGCAGGTGCGGCTTTATCTGGTCTCCTCGCATCTGGAAAGTATTTACGATCAGGCGAGATCGTTGATCAAGCATATAATTACTCCCAACTTATGCTTGAATATAAAAAGACTAGAGATAAGTCGTCATGAACTAAACCCCCAGCATTTCACTGGGGGTTTTCTTTTAGTCTTCTAACCCTATCCTCGCATCTTGTATCTTGTTTCGGATACCCTCGTCTTCAAAGAAGCTTAGGAGTAAGGCTAGTTGTGGTGCATCTAGCTCCCACAATTCTTCTTCAGACGTACCAAAGTACCTGAAGTATTTTCTTCTGTCTTCTTTTGAAACATTTTTATCTAGTATCTCTTGGATAAGACCTGCTTTTCTTTCGTCATGTCTAGTAGAATACTTCAAAGTTTCCTTTACATTATCCTTAGACATTTTAAGGATGTCATCAAGGGCAGCTTTCTTGTCGTCCATACTCAAAGAATCCCAAGTACCATCCTCAATCAACATGTCTGCGTACATCTCCAAAGAAGGAAATACGTACTTACTAAACATGTTCTTTGATTCAGGTGTGCCGTAGATTCCTGTCTTCCAGTTTGGTCTTTCTACATCATTGAATAATTTTTCAACAGTAGAAGGTGCATCAACAGTTCTATAACCAAACACTCTTCCTATTGGTGCTGCACCTGCAGTCTCATTGGTAGGGCTTTCTCTTTCAGGTGCTATGTCCTCACCTGTAGCGACAGCATAGAATTGATCTAAGTATCTAAGTGAATTATTTATAGTTCTACTACCTTGGTTTCTATCAACTACTTTATAATTCTCACCTCTTGTAACAGCAATCAGTTGGTTATAAGGGTCAGCGAATCGAGTGAAACCAGATGTGTACATTGCCACAGAATCACCAAGCAAACGACCTGACTGTTTGTAAGCTTCGTCAAACTCTAAGTTAAGCAAGCTCTTAGCTAACTCAGACATGCTTGTTGCAGCCTCGCCAACAGATCTTGTTAGAGCCTCTGGACCTGCAGTCTTCAAGAACTCTTCTGCTAAGTCATCAGGAACCTTCTCACCCTCAACAATGTAAGCCCCTATCCTACCTAAAAGTTTTAGGTGACTGTAAGGAAAGTCAAACTTTCTGCTGATTATAGATCCGTCACTTGCTCTCTCTTGATCCCAAGCAAGACCCTCTTCCATGTTCTTCTGTTCTCTGGCGACAAGGCCACCCCAGATAGTCCAACCTGCAGCAGTCTTTGTTGTCAGATCCATAAGGTCACCAGTGCCTTTGTACTTATTGTAGGCTAAGGCAACGCCACTGTGATTAGCCATGAAAGCAATAGTGTTATTAAAGAACTGTCCAAATGGCATCATAGCCCCAATGATCGGGAACTTTCTTGTGTCTTCAATACCTTTTGCTACAGCACCAAGAATACCATCCATGTCTGCGTAAGACTTAGAGAAAGTATTTTCTAGTGCTTGCTTCACAGCTTTTGTTTCTATTTCTAAGAACTCTTTAAAAGCATCAGACCCTTCGTCTGCCATGAACTCCCACACATTATCTTGCTGCATGAAATCTTCTAGAGGCATCTCATACTTTAGACGTACTTGTTTATCTAAAGCATACATGTATTCTTGGGTCTTGGTTAAGAAGTCTTGAGCTTTAACACCATAAGAAGTCTGGACGAAGTTCATAAACTTATCAAACTTAGTTCTGGTTAGAGTCTCTGTTGGGTCTAGCTCTAGTTCTTTTAGAACATCATCAACCTCTACGCCACCAACAAGATATCTAAATAATTCTTTTCTTGCTTCTGGTCTAGATGTTAGCATGTCCATAGTAGCTTCGTATGTCATGTACGGATCAGCTAGATTTCTTAGCTTCTGAGATTGAAGGGACAACATCAGCCTAGACTTATTTCTGTAAGACGCAGCGGTGGCTGTCTCTCCTACTAGATCTTTATAGATGGATGCCCCACCATACAATGCTGCACGGATCATGTCTGAGTACGACTGCATGGTAGAGCCTTGAAGCCAACCCTTGATGTTGAGTGCTGTTGTACCAGGATGCGTAACAATAAACTTAATAAGGTTTTGTTGTACTTTAGCTGCACCCTCTTCAAACATTTCTTTCTGAGACTTAGTTACAGGATCAATAATAAGTCCTGCAGCTTCTCTTGTTGTCATCTCACTAAAAGATTTCTTAGACACTTCATTAAGAACATTCATGTGTCTTGAAAGGGCTAGTGTTCTACCAGCATCAGACGAGATTGAAGCAGTCTTCTTGAAATATTCATCAAGGGTTAAATCCTTAAATGTGTTATCAAATTTATTAAAGACATTATCATAAATCTTTTGGACAGAACTTTTTGTTTCATCATCCAGAATGCCATACACATCTTTCATGTACAGATTGAATGTGTCGCCCTTTTCTCTTGGTTGCCAGACACCTACACCAGCATCGTAAAAGATATCTCTTAAACCTTTTTGACCTTCATCTCCAAAGTAGAAGTAGTGCATAAGTTCGTAATCAAATAAAGCATCATAAGAGTCACCATCAATCTCTTTGTTAGCTAGTCTTAAATCAAGACCATCCTTAACTTGATCTGCCCATCTCTGTGAATGATCTGAAAGTTTAGATAGACCCTCTTCTAGAGCACTCTTATTCTCTTTTATGTTAGCAGATGACTTTGCTAAGTCAGCAGCTTCCCTTCTAGCAGCAAGAGTTAATCTTTCTGATCGATCAATCAACTGAGAATAAATAGGAATCCTGTTTGTACCTCTAGTCTTTTCTAGTACAAACCCAAGACCACCACCAGTGATACCACCTGCTAGACTCAACATACCCGCAATAGGATCATAACCTTCTTGCAGTTCAGTCTTTCTCATTGCAGATTGTCTAGCAGCATCAATACCACCTGCAGCAGCAGTATCAAATGCTGTAGCACTAAGTAATTCTTTTCTTACTGCTTTGTCTTTTAACTTTTTGTAAGATGAATCTTTCAGCAGAGTTGTCATAAACTCTTTCTGAGCAGCTTCTTGTATTTCTTTTTTACCTTTGGCGGTAGCAGCTTTCTTACCAGACTGTTTAGCTAAGTTCTCTGCAGCTTCTAGTGCTGCACGTTTAGCTACTTCTGTGGCTACTTTAGTAGCTCCTGCAGCCGCCATCTTACCAACACCAAAGCTGACAACATTAACAGGATCCCATATAAGTGCACGACCATAATCCCAGACTGCGTCAGCCTTTTCTCCGAAGGTTCTACCCTCACTGAATGCACCACCAAGACTATCAAATAGTTTGTAGGCTTCAGCAGCTTTCTTACGTCTTACAGCTAGATCATCACCGTCACCTTTATTTAGGTGAGCTAGTTCCTCTAGTGTTGTAATAGATTGACCAAAGTTAAACTTACGCATGTTGTTTATGTAAGCATCTACGATTTCTCTTTTATCGTAGTTTCTCTGAGACATACCCATGCGGTCTTCCATGTAATCACTAATCACACGAAAGTTATTGTCTTGCATCAGTGTGTCAATCAGAGAACCTTCAGGCGCATCACTGCCTTTTGCCTTCTTACCGAAGAGGCTTTCATATTCTTCTTTGGTATAAGTAGCCATTAATCAACCCTTCTTATTCTGGTTCTACGTCCACTTCCTACCTTCTCAAAAGCAATTCTTGTTCCGTCTTCATATTCAACAACAAGCTCTGTCTCATCTGGGTTTGAGTTAAACCAAGCTTGAGCCTTAGCATCAGCATCATCGTCTGCTGTAATTGTAATTGTGTTTACTTCAAAAGTTTCTTCATCTTCAGACGCAGGACTCTCAGGTTGATCTGGTCTTTCATACTGCTCATCACCTGCAATGTAAGTGTTGTATAGATCAGGAGATATAAATGATGGTTGATCAGCAAAGATCTGGGGACTCATTCTGTTGAACTCTTTTGCAATATCAAATCCAACATCTGTCTGAGTCATGATAGCTTCCATTCTTAGACCATCATCCTCAATATCTTGAAGCTTCTTAGCATTATCTATTCTTCTTTGAAGTTCTGTGTTTTCATCAGACGACATACCACTTCTATCAATAGCGTTAAGTCTAATGATTTCTTTTTCAAGGGCATCATCATAACGTTTTGTAACTATACCTTGGAACTGATAGATGTCTGTCGGATCCATAGGAGTCAAGCCTCTGTATTCTATGCTTGCTCCTTTTGGTCCTTTCTTACCTTGTACAAGATCAGCTTGCATACTTGCAATGATGTCAGCACCTTTGACACCTGCCATAGCATCGTTAGCATAAACCTCTGACATGATAACACCAAGGTCAGGTCTTCTAAATAGTTTAGCAAGACCAGTGCGTTTGTCTTCTTCAATCTCTAGGTCAGTGCCTTGGATAAAGTCTGGTGTAGCTTGTTTAATAAGCTCAGATGGTGTCATGTCTGATGATTGATATCCCTGAGCAACCTTGACTGCGTTATTAAGAATAGAAGAACTTAAACGTCCTTCAAGTTTAGCTTGCTGTGCAGTCTTATAGAACTGAAGAAATTCTTTAGGGTTTTCAGAAAGAAGAGCAACAATCTTTTCTTGTTCAAGACCTTCGTTAGTCAGGAAGTCTACGGCACTCTCCATATCAAGACGTGCAGCTTTAACAGCTTGTCTTCTTTCAAGACCCTTCTGGTAAAGGTCTGCTTGCATTCTGTCCTTAGCGTCACGGACATACTCTCTGTTCTCTCTCATCTC